ATTGCAACTAATAACTTAACTGGCGCTGCTGTTGATTTAGCATCAACGACAGTTGAGTTGGTTATTGTTCGACCTATAACTTAAAGATCGGGGGGCTTGTCCCCCCTTTCTCATTTGAGGGGTTTTATGGCTACTTTTCGCTGTCTTCAGTCGGGTAACACCGTGACTTTTACCTTGCAACATGACATTGACTCTATGGAAGGTCATCAGGGTTATATAAGGGTAGACGAACCAGAAATAACCATAGAATCTGATAATTCTGTGCGTACAGATACCGCATTTGCGCCTGTTATTCCAACAATCAAACGTCTGGGTAGACCCCGAAAGGTTGCAAATGTCTGATATTGACGCAAGAGATTTTGGCAAGTTAGAGGCTCAAGTCGAGGCTCTACAAAAAGAGATGCACATTCTGAGTACAGATGTCAAAACGCTTTTGGAAATGGCGAACAAGTCTAAAGGTGGTCTTTGGGTTGGAATGTCATTAGCATCATTTGGTGGTGGTTTGGTTACCTTCATCATTGATCGGATTTGGAAATGAAAGAAGGCTTGTTATCAGGTCAGGTTTGCCCACTTCCTACTCAGGATGTTGAGTTAAACCTCAAGAACCGAAATAATGCTTTCAAGAAGTTTGGTTATGGCCCTCCTAATCCAGACGAGACAAATACTGCATTTTGGATAACAAAAGCCAAGATGTACAACGCACCCACAGATGTTGTAAAAACAATGCGCTGTGGTAATTGTGCGGCTTTTATTCAGACTCCTAAGATGATGGAGTGCATCAAAGGTGGACTGGAAAAGGGTAAAAGCTCACCCAATGAGCTTGACTACGATCAACAGTTCATTGATGCGGCTGATCTAGGGTTCTGTGAGTTATTCCACTTCACTTGTGCTGCGGCTAGGACTTGTGATGCGTGGAAATCTGGTGGTGCAATTAAAAAGGATTGATATGAAAACTTCTCCTAAGTCTCCCAAAACCCCTAAAAAGGGTGTTCCTGTAACTGTCATGATTGCTGTTGGCAAGCCAAAGAAAGCTATGCCTATGCGTGGTGCTCGTACCGCTACAAACATGATGAAAAAATCTTCAAGAGGTAAATAATGTCTACTTTCCAACTCGACCCTAATCAAGTTGCTTATGGTGTTCCCGCCATTGGCACAACCCAAGTTTTCTCAGTAACTAACTCAAGTGTTGCGTCTACAGCTTTTGGCGCTAATACCACTATGGTTCGTATTGCTTGCTCTTTGGGTCATAGCCACTATCAAATTGGCACTGCCCCAACCGCAAACCTGACAACCTCGCCCATGATACCCAATAACTCAATTGAGATTATTAAGGTAACCCCTGGACAAAAGATTGCATTTATCAAGGATGCTACTGTCACTTCATCAACAGTTTCTGTAACGGAGTTAGTATGAAAACCAAGGCTCAAAAGAAGATTAGCAAGGTAATGACCGAGTACGGCAAAGGGGAATTGCACTCTGGTAAGGGTGGCCCTGTTGTCAAGTCTCAGAAACAGGCGATTGCAATTGCTTTGAGTGAAGCTGGTAAAGCCAAACCCAAAAAGAAGATGAAATGAAAAACTCACTTTATGGAAATATTCATGCCAAACAAGCCCGAATCAAGGCTGGTTCTGGCGAAAAGATGAATAAGGTAGGGTCTAAAGCCGCACCTACTGCTGCTGACTTCAAACAAGCGGCAAAGACCGCAAAGAAGCCTAAAAAGGTGAAGTAAATGAAATCTCCAACTTGGCAAACAAAAGCTGGTCAAAATCCAAAAGGCGGCTTGAATGCCAAGGGAAGATCGTCTTATAATGCAGAAACTGGTGGCAATCTGAAAGCACCAGTGAAATCAGGGGACAACCCCCGCAGAGCAAGCTTTTTGGCTCGTATGAGTGGCAATGATGGCCCTGAATACGACAAGAAAGGTGAACCGACAAGACTGCTTCTTTCGCTAAAGGCTTGGGGTGCTAACTCCAAAGCTGACGCAAAGGCAAAAGCTCAAGCTATATCCGCAAGGAACAAAGCAAAGGCAAAAAGCAGATGACATACCTAGAACTTGTTAATGATGTCCTTGTAAGGTTGCGTGAAACAACAGTTTCAACCGTTACCCAAACATCTTATTCATCTTTGATTGGCAAGTTTGTCAATGATGCAAAACGTCAAGTTGAAGATGCTTTTGCATGGAATGTGCTTGGCACTACCATTACCCTATCTACAACATCAGGCACATACTCTTATGCTTTAACTGGCGCTGGTCAGAAGTTCCAAGTGCTTGATGTACTGAATGTAACTAGCAATCTCCGCATGAGAAATGTGGACTTTGCTACGATGAATCGTTATCAGAACTTCTCTACTCCTGTTAATGGAATTCCCGCCTATTACGCCTTTGATGGTGTAGATGGTAGCTATGACACCAAGGTAACTCTGTATCCTCGTCCTGATGGCGTTTACAGCATCCCATTCAGCTTGACAGTGCCACAGTCAACATTGTCTAGTGACTCTACTGTTATCAAAGTTCCTGACACCTTGGTATCTCAGAATGCTTATGCTCGTGCTTTGGTTGAGCGTGGTGAAGATGGTGGCATGAATTCATCTGAGGCTTATGCCCTATACAAAACAATGTTGTCTGATTACATTGCTTTGGAAGGCACTCGTTATCCTGAAAACCAAGAATTTGCGGCGGTGTAATGGCAACAGGACTTGAAATAGCAAGCATTTCAGCCCCAGGGTTTTACGGGTTGAACACACAAGACAGTCCATTGGATTTGTCTTCTGGCTTTGCTTTGATTGCTACTAACTGCATTATTGACCAGTATGGTCGTGTTGGCTCTCGTAAAGGGTGGACTCCACTCAATTCATCTACTGGCAACCTTGGCTCAAATGATGTGACTGTCATGCACGAATTGGTGCAAGCTGATGGCACTTTGACTGTATTGTTTGCTGGCAACAACAAGTTGTTCAAACTTGATGGCTCTAATGCTGTTGTTGAGTTGACCTATGGGGGAGGGGGGTCTGCTCCTACCATTACGGCTAGTAACTGGCAATGTGCTTCTTTGAATGGAATAACCTACTTCTTCCAATCAGGGCATGACCCACTGATATTTGACCCTGCTGTATCTACAACCACTTATCGCCGTGTTTCAGAGAAGACTGGTTATGTGGCTACAGTTCCTAACGCCAACATCTGCATTTCTGCTTATGGTCGTTTGTGGGCTGCTAACACCACCTCTAACAATGCTACTGTTTACTACAGTGACTTGATTGCTGGTCATGTGTGGGCAACAGGTAGTTCTGGCAGTCTGAATGTCAACAATGTTTGGCCTAATGGCGCTGATGAAGTCACTGGTTTGGCGGCTCATAACGGCTTCTTGTTCATCTTTGGCAAGCGTCAAATCTTGGTTTATAAGGATGCAACTAGCCCATCAACCATGTCATTGAGTGACACTGTTGAGAGTATTGGTTGCATTGCTAGGGATAGCATTCAGACCACTAGTAGTGATGTTGTGTTTTTGTCAAATGGTGGTGTTCGTTCATTGATGAGGACTATTCAAGAGAAGTCTGCGCCAGAGCGGGACTTATCTAAGAATGTTCGTGATGATCTGACTCAGAAGGTCAATAGCGAGACATTGGCAAACATCAAGTCTGTCCATTCAGAAAAAGAAGCGTTTTACTTATTGTCTTTACCTGTCAATCAACAAGTCTATTGCTTTGACACAAAAGTTCCATTGCAAGATGGTTCTTACCGTGCAACGACATGGGACTCCATACTTCCTAAGTCTTTTTTGTCTAAGCGCAATGGTGACGTTCTGATTGGGAAGACTGGTTACGTTGCTCAATACGCAGGGTATAAGGACAATACATCGCCTTATCGTATGGCGTATTACACAAACCATGCCGACCTTGGAAACGTATCAAGAACATCAATCATCAAGAAGATTTCTGTTGTGATTATTGGTGGCAGTAACCAGTATGTGACGATTAAGTGGGGATATGACTTCCTGACAAACTACTTGTCTGAGAACGTCTTGATTCCAGCACAAGGTGTTTCAGAATATGGAATAGCTGAATATGGTGCAAATGCCACTATTGTTGCTTACTATTCTGAAGGTGTTGCCTTGCAAACATTGGTTGCCAATGGTGGTGGCTCTGGAAAGATTGTTCAAACTGGTTACGAAATGGACATCAATGGCTCTCAGTTGTCCATCCAAAAGATTGAAATTCAATCTAAACAAGGTCGATTGACTTAAGAGGTACAAATGACTGCATACACAAAATCAACCAACTTTGCGACTAAGGATACGCTGACATCTGGTGACCCTTTAAAGATTGTCAAAGGTACTGAGATCAATACAGAGTTTGACAACATTCAAACTGCTGTTAACTCTAAAGCTGATACAGCATCTCCTACATTGACATCTCCTACTTTGGTAACACCTATCCTTGGAACGCCACAAAGCGGAACATTGACAAATGCAACTGGATTGCCTTTAACTACTGGTGTAACAGGTGTTTTGCCTGAAGCCAATGGTGGCACTGGTTCATCTGCTGGCAACCAGATGTTCAAAAACCGCATCATCAATGGTCAGATGCAAATAGCGCAAAGAGCAACATCTGCAACCATTACTGCTGGAAGTACTATTGCCGCTGGCTACTCAACTGTTGATCGCTTCTATGTGTATTGCACTGGCGCAAACGTCACTGCGGCACAAGTGGCTGGTTCAGGAGCAACTAGGAATAGATTGCAGATTACTGGGGCGGCATCTGTCACTGCGGTTGGCATTGGTCAGCGTATTGAGTCATTAAACAGTTATGACATGGCTGGCTCTACTGCCACCTTGTCAGTTGATATTTCTAACAGCTTGCTGACTACAGTAACATGGACAGCTTACTACGCCAACACTGCTGACACATTTGGCACATTGGCAAGCCCTACAAGAACTCAAATTGCAACAGGTACTTTTACTGTTACTTCAACTCTGACAAATTACAGCACCAACATTAGCATTCCTGCCGCAGCAACTACTGGCGTTGAGATTGTGTTTACTGTTGGCGCACAAACATCTGGAACATGGGTTGTAGGAAACATCCAGCTTGAAAAAGGCTCAACAGCAACGAGCTTTGACTACAGGCCGTATGGCACTGAGTTGGCGTTGTGCCAGCGGTATTACTGGCAATGTACTGGAGCTAATGGTTATCCTGCTCTCTGGTACAGCACTGGAACTGGCGTAAGACTTTCAGTAAAACATTCTGTAACTATGCGGTCTGCTCCAGCCATTGCAAAAACAGGAACAATTGGTATTTATTCTGCAACTGTTACGGACGCTAGTAACATAACTTATTCATCTGTCAGCAATGAT